GACGCTACCACCTTTGACTATGAAAGTGCTATCGCCAAAGAGAAATGGCAGGGACGTGTAGATTATCTTACCGTTGACTGTGAACCTCCTCAGATTACTTTCAAAGCACTGAAAGCATTCCCTCACGATAAGTTTCGTGCCAGCGTCATCACCTTTGAGCATGACTCATACAAGGATGGTGACACCATTCGTGACCACTCACGTCAGTTCCTGGAAGGTCTTGGGTATCAACTGGTGTGTGCCAGTGTCTGTAACGGAGAGAATCCTTACGAGGATTGGTGGGTAGATCCTAAGGTTGTCAAAGAATCTGTATGGAAACCTTTTGAGTGTGTTGATCAAGAGGCACGTGACATCTTTGTATGAAACTATCTCATTGGTATGGACGATTAGGCAACAACATTCAGCAGGTTGCTAATGGTTTGATGAGTGCTCAAGCGTACAAGACTAGGTTTGAGAACAACCTTGAGCATGATATTATTCAAAAGTTTTCATGTAGTTTTGGAGACAACGTAGTCGATGCTTCCGGAAAGTTTTTCTACTGGGATGGTCCGTACAAAGAAGTCCCGATCGATAGGGGCGTCTGTTATACGCAGATGCGTTCGTTCTGTAAGACGTATGTTCGCCCTAGACTACAACTCCCTAGAGTGGATGTCGATCCTGACACTCTCGTTATGCATCTTAGGAGTGGAGATGTTTTTGACCAAAGGGTTACTAACCCTGATCAATATGTCCCTAATCGTTTTTGTTTTTATGATACACTGTTGGAGCAATTCGACAAGTGTATCTTAGTTACTGAGGATACAACACACAATCCTATTGTCAAAGAGTTGGCATGGAACCCAAAGGTTACTGTTCAATCTAAGACTGTTGAGGAAGACTTTGCTACCCTGTTGAATGCAAAACATCTTGCGACTTCTGGTGTAGGAACGTTTGCAATGGCCGCGGCGTTGTGTAGCAACACAGTAGAGAACATCTACTGTACTAATCTACATATAATGGAGCATCTAAACTATCAGATGCTGTATAATACTGACATCACTATCAACATGATGGTGTTGGATAACTACATCAAACCTGGAGAATGGACCAACAGTGATGAGCAAAGAGAACTCCTCTTTTCTTACAAAGCATAAACTCAGTAATAGGTTAGTAACACAGATTGAAAACCTGTGTAAGAAACTGCCATACTATTACTTTGACGACTGTGCTTATGGAAACAATGATCATCCTCTGCGGACGGTGATGAATCCATACTTCAGTTCTACTTTGCTGAGTGTAGATGGAAACATCTCACCATATTTTCGCGAGTTCCCTTGGAACTCTATTGGTCAAGAGATTGGGATGCCTAACAACCCAATGATTAGGTCACACATGACCTTACAATATCCAAGACCAGAAGCATTCGGTGTTCCACACAACTCACATGTAGATGATGACCGTCCACACATTGTAGGATTATATTATCCCAATGATGCTGACGGCGATACATTCTTCTTTGATGGAGATCAAAATGTTATTCATAGAGAGTCTCCTGAACGAGGTAAGATGGTTACTTTTGACGGAAAGCAATATCATTCCAGTTCTTCTCCAACTACTGGTGTTAGATTCACCTTGAACATCAATTATCGTCCATGAAAATCTTCGACGTATTTACTTTTTATAATGAACTAGATCTACTGGAACTGAGGATGAACATCCTCGGAGATTCGGTGGACTATTTTGTTATCAATGAGGCAAACATTACCTTTACTGGTAAACCCAAACCACTTTTCTTCCAAGAGAATCGTAAGCGGTTCAAGAAGTGGGAGGATAAAATTATCCACCACGTCACCATCGACGATAACAAAACCTTTGAGGCATACTATTCTGACATCCCTTATCACAGGAGCATGTTGGAAGAGAACATCTATCAACTGCCACTGCCATACCAGCGGGCATGCTTCCATAAGGACAGTGCAATTTATGGTCTGTTAGATAAGGCAGAGGACGACGACATCATCCTTACAAGTGATGCTGACGAGATCGCGAACCCTGAAGCACTGAAGTGTATGGATGAGTGGTTCGATCCTAACCATCACTATGTCTTGACAGGTCCTCTGTTCTATTACTACCTCAACGTGAAGTGTGAAGAGCAGTGGATGGGCACACGAGTGTGTGACTTCAAGACACTGAAGAGTATGAGTGTTGACAAACTCCGTCAGTCACACCAGGATGCATACAAACTTGCCAATGCATCATGGCACTGGAGTTTCTTTGGTGATGCTGACACTGTGCGTCAGAAGATGGATGCCTATGAGCACCAAGAAAACAACTTGGAAGAGTTCCGTTCCAGCATGGAGGATAGGATCGAGCAGAACCTGGACCCATATGGTAGAACATATCTCTATCAACCAACTGTTGTAGAGATTGATGAGACCTTCCCTAAGTATGTTCGGTCTCAGAAGAATCGTAAACTGAAGAAGTTTGTGAAAGCACTATGAAATTGATCCACGGACCTGGAGTAGCAAACCATTGTGACTATACGTTTGGAGATCAGGCAGGGGTCATAGGTCAAGTGCATGGGTCTTTCATGAAAGTCGCCAGCAAAAAGAACAAAGAGTTTCTTGACCTTGTGTCTAAGACTGATAAGGAGATCATGACTCTCTTTATTGATAACATTAGATTATATAATAGAAAGATCGTATGCAACAATGCTAATGATCAGAAGTGGGTTGATGACCTACTGAAGAAGAATGATCTGCTAAAATTATGTGCTTCCCTTGACAAGAAGTTCATAATTTTTTGCAATAATGAGGACACTCCTGTAGAAGAAGACATAGATATTCCAGACAATGTGCTGGGTATCTTTGCAGCAAACGCAATAGGATTCAAAGAGAAACTTTATTCTTTTCCTTATGGTGTCGGCAGGAAACTACATGAAGAAGATCATAGACACACTCTTCTGTTGGAAGCAATGGAAGAAGATCCTAGACCCAGAAAACTTCTGTACATCAATCACTCAGAGCACACTAACCTCAGCGTCCGTGGCAACATCCGTGAGATGTTTAGTGGAATCTCGTACGCTACAGTCGGACAGCGACAAGGATACCGAGAGTATATCAGGGAACTACAAGACCATAAGTTCATGATCTGTCCGCAGGGTAATGCTGTGGACTGTCATAGGAACTGGGAGGTGCTGTACCTGAAGCGTGTTCCTATCATGCTGAAGGATGAGTACCTACAAGAGTTATATAAAGACTACCCGGTTCTATGGGTTGATGACTTTGGTAAGATCAATAAGACCCTGCTGTTCGATGCTGAAGACTTATATGACAGGGCTAGAAATATCGACATAAATCTGCTAGACTTATACCCAGTATTCAACCGAGCGGTGCAACGTGCTAAAAATTCCTGAAGTCACGCTGCTTATGCTAGCAGATGTTGACATTCCTGAAGCTGTCTATGCGGTAAATAAATCATGTGAGTCTATTGAATGGGGTGCTGTCAAATTTCTTGGCAGCAAGGGGAGACCAGAAGGTCTCTGCGACCAAGCACAGTATGAGGAAACCTATCCAATTCAAAGCATCAATGATTTCAATTTTTATTGTATATATAACCTTATCAATCATATTCAGTCCACGCATTGCCTCCTTATCCATCCTGACGGTTTTGTTATTCGACCTTGGCTTTGGGATAGTTCGTGGTTACAGTACGACTACATCGGTGCCCCCTGGAGAGACGATCCAAATGCCTTCCTCGACCCCTGGGGTAAGAACCAACGGGTTGGGAATGGGGGATTTTCCTTACGTTCCAGAAAGTTACTACAAGTCCCCTCGCGTGTAACTGTACCCTGGGAAGTCAATCAGGGAGACTTCTATAAGCATATGAATGCCGGACTATATAATGAGGACGGCAACATTTGTGTCCACAACCGGCATATTTTTGAGGAGCAAGGATGCGTCTTTGCACCAGTGGAAGTTGCCGCTAGGTTCTCTAAAGAAGTAGAGTGCCCAGAGCATGAAGGTATTGAGACCTTCGGTTTTCATTATCATTTCCAAGACATACGATGACAGTAAAATATTATCCTTTGTGGTGGAACCCGTGGCAAGATAAGCATCTTGACCTGGGTGAGAAGTCAGTCAGTATCTCGATTGACAACTTGGATTGTGATTTGCGGGCGGATTATAAAATCTTGTTCCTGGCAGAACCATATTCTATCTTACCTACAGTGACTGAGGGTGCACTCCGTAGTGCGTATCAGTTCGACAAGATCTACACGTTCACTGAAAAAATCCTAGAGAAATATCCACAGGCCGAACTCTTTGAGTGGGGATCTAGTTGGTTGGACTTCAAGGATTTGATTCTTGACAAGGGTAACAACGTTACCTTTGTGACCAGTGAAAAGAATCAGACTGTGGGTCACCGTATGCGGTTGGAAATTTTTGAAATGCTCAAAAATATTGACGTTTCAAATGGACTCCAGTATTATGCTCATAAGTCTCCTCCCTTCCACCAGAGGAGAAATGATTTCTTCGAGAACGCCAAGTTCCATATCGCAGTAGAGAACTCTCGTCAGAGAAACTACTTTACTGAGAAGGTCATTGATTGTTTTGCATCAAAGACTGTTCCTATCTACTATGGTTGTCCTAACCTAGGAGACTGGTTCAATATGGACGGAGTGATTGTCTTCCATGACATGGAAGAACTTGAACTGATCCTGAAACATCTGGATGCAGACAAGTATGATTGGAGAAAGGATGCTATCGAAGAAAACTATGAGATTGCAAAGCAATTCCATAGTGACAACGATGTGGTTCCACGCCTCACTAGAAAAATTATGAGCGATCTTCGCTAATGTCTGTAAGTTATTGCATCCCGACGCACGATAAGAACCCGAAGTGCCAGCAGTATTTGTTTGATATTTTTCATGCGTTGTCTCTACAGACAGACATGGATTTCAATGTGTGGGTGTCGGATCATGGTTCCTCTAACAAAGTCTTGCAGGCATGTGAAGAGTATGAAGATCTCTTTGAGATCAACTACGTTCGCAATGAAGATGACCGAGGAAATATTTCTGCCAACACCAACTCTGCTATGCGGTTGGCAGACCGAGGCATTCTAAAGATCATCTTCTCTGATGATATGATTCTTACTAAGAATCTCAACGCAGAGTTGATCAATGCCTTCCTAGATCCTAAAGTGGAGTGGGCAGTCACTGGGTTTGCCCATACCCTAGATGATGGTAGGACTCACTACAATCCTAAGACTCCTGTGTGGAACAGTAGACTGCTGGAAGGTGTCAACACCCTGAGTTCCCCGTCCATTCTTGCAGTCCGTAACAACCTGGGCATCTACTTCGATGAGAAGTTGACTATGCTCATGGATTGTGATATGTTCTACAGGTTGTACAAGGACCATGGGAAACCGGCAGTGCTCTCCCACTACCACATCTCTAACCGAGAACACCCCAGTCAAACTCAAAGACTGCACGAGCACCTCCTTCCCAAGGAAATTGATTATCTAAAGGAAAAACACAATGTTTCTTGAAGCACTTCTTGCACTGACTCCTCTTGACTACGATCATCTTGCACGGGCAGTGCAGGTTGAAGCGGCACGTAACACCCAAGATGAGTTGTGTGTTGCTGTTTCAATCCTGAACCGTGTCAGGTCACCCCAATTTCCTAACACGGTTGCCAACGTTGTATACCAGCGTGGACAGTACGAAGGATTTCTGAGACGAAGACCTACTGCTGATCCACGAGTAGTCAAGCGACTGCAAAACGTTACAGCAATGCAGAACGCATACAATATTATTGGAGACCGAACTGACTTCAAGGGGCAGACCATGCTCCGGTATCGAGTTCCATCCCAAGACCCTATGTGTCATAACAGAGGTAACTTCTTTCACTATCACTGGCAATCATGATTGGATTCAACCACCTGGGCAGACATGGGCGTCTGGGAAACCAGATGTTCCAGTATGCTGGACTGCGTGGCATAGCAGCACATAAAGGATATGATTTCTGTATCCCTCCTAGTAAGTTTGAGGATGAGTGGCATGACCACCAACTGTTTGAGTGCTTCAAACTAGTAGGGTTGACAAATATTGCGGTGTGTCCTGGACCTTATGTTCAAGAGGCACACTTTCACTTTGACAAGAATCTGTTTGACAATACTCCTGACGGACATAATGTCTATGGGTATTTGCAGAGTGAGAAATGGTTCAAGCATATTGAATCTGAGATCCGTCAGGACTTTGAGTTCAAGAATGACATCCATGATCCTTGTGTGGAAATGATTAGTTCGGTTGACCGACCTATCGCTTTACATGTGCGTCGCGGTGATTACCTAACTAACTGTGACAACCATCCTCCCTGCACCAAGGAGTATTATGATGCGTGTCTTTCGCACTTTGATAGTGACCGGAATTGTATTGTTTTTAGTGACGATCCTGTGTGGTGTCACGAGCAATTTACAGACGATCGGTTTCTAATTTCTGAAGGCGGAGACAATGTGGCAGACCTTTGTATGATGAGTCTCTGTGATGACTTCATCATTGCAAACTCTTCATTCTCTTGGTGGGGATCCTGGTTGAGTAAGAATCCAAACAAAAGAATCCTGGCACCTGAAAGGTGGTTTGGTACAGGATACACAAAGAATCACAACACATCAGATCTATACTGTGACAACTGGGAGGTTGTAAGTGTCTAAGACTATTGAACAGGAAGGAATTGAAATTGAAGACCTTGGAATGTATGAGGATCTTCAAATCCAACCAGTAAACTCCTGGGATCTATCCAAGACTACCTTCATCATTCCGTTGAGGATTGAGAGTGCTGATAGGATGCGTAACATCACAACGTGTCTGATCTATCTGCTCCGTAACTTTGACACTCAGATCATTATCAAAGAGCATGATCTAGAGTCAGTGTTTTTGTCGAAGGTGGTGCCCATGTTGGACATGGCACTGTCTCCTGATAAGATGACGAAGATTCATCACATCTTTGAGAAGGCAGACCCTAACAACACAGCGTTTCATAGGACACGTCTCCTCAATGACATGCTGATGTTGGTGAAGACTCCAGTAGTTGTCAACTATGACTGTGACATCTTACTACCAGTCAACACTTATATCCTGGCACAGAATACCATCCTCAATGGATATGCTCCCGATGATGTTGGTGAACCTGAACCTGTCAAGTGCATCTATCCTTATGGGTATGGTGACTATCAACGTCAGTTGACAATCGATGATAACGACGTGACTCGGTTCATCAATTCAAACTTCAACTTCGGTGCCTTCAATGGTAAGGCAAAAGTTTATGATGCTAAATTTGGATTCTGTCAGTTCTTTGACACTGAAGAGTACATCAAACTTGGTGGAGAGAACGAAGGGTTTGTTGCTTATGGTTATGAGGATGATGAGAGGTATCATAGATTCAATACTTGTTCCCATGTGATGCGGTTGAATGAACTGGTGTTCCACATGGAACATATCAGATCAGAGAACTCATGGTTCCACAACCCATACATTGAACAGAACCGTAGTCTATGGGAAGAGTTGAAAATCAAAACAAGAAAACAATTAGTTTCTTACTACACCAATATTGATTACATGACCGCTCGCGGGGTGAAGAACGATGCCGGACAAGAATAAATCACTCAAAAAACTGGAAGGGTTTCCTTTTGTTCTCTGGGTAAACCTTGACCGCTATCCCGACCGCCGTGAGTATATGGAGAAGCAGTTCTCCTACTGGGGAATCGAAAAGCATCACCGCATCGTTGGCATTGATGGTAAGGAGGATGACCCAGCATCATATCTGAAGGGAACAATCCCACACAACATGAACTCTGGTGAGATTGGTTGTGTGTTGAGTCACCTGTCGGCAATCAAATACTTTGTCGAAGAGACTGACCTGGATGAGGTCTTCATCATGGAAGATGATGTTGACCTGAGCACTGCCAAACATTGGACGTTCAACTGGAAAGATGTACGTCGTCGTGTGCCAATCAACTTTGATTGTCTACAACTGACCATCATCAATCCAAATGGTATCACTCTAAAACTGCACCATAGATTCATCAATGATTTCTCTGCTGCTTGTTACCTGATCACAAGGCACCATGCAACTAAGATCTTGAAGATGCATCAACGTGGTAATCTGTGGAAGATTGATCAGAACATCAAACCACGTTCAGTGTCAGAGGATCTGATCCTCGACAGTGGTAAGTCATACTCCACTCCACTGTTCAACTACCGAATTGATATGGGTTCTGCTATTCATGAAGAACACATTGACATCTTCCACAAAGGTAGTAAGAATGCATTAGCAGAATTTTGGCAACGTGATGCAGTCGAACACACTGTCGATGACATCATGGAACTCGATGAGTATTGTGGTAGAATACCACCATCTGTATATCTAAACCAAGCAAAAGAACAATGACAGAGCAACCACAATTTACAGAAATGCAGGACTACGGACACATTGGTGTCTTTGAGAACTTTGTGAAGTGGGACTTCTGTGATAGCATTGTTGATGTATTTGAGTTCTGGTATAACAAAAAGTATTTTGTTGGGGAAGAGTCTCGTCACCCTGTAACTGAGTTGGATGGTCATGAGTTTTCTCTAGATCATTTCAACAAAGGCAACAGTCAGTTTGCCAAGGGTGGTATGGGTCGCAAGGATCACCAGTTGTATCTGGAACTTGCTGACCAGACTATCACTGCACAAATCAATCAGTGTATTGGTCAAGCATTTGAGATCTATGTGGAGAAGTACAAGGGTCTGGTTGACTCTTGTGATCCGATTTCTTCCTGGACATGTAAGATCCAACGCACAGATCCTGGTGGTGGATACCATGTATGGCATTGTGAGAACGGTAACTTCTTGTACCGTGACCGTGTGCTGACGTGGATGATCTATCTGAATGACATCCCCCCGGAGAATGGTGGAGGTACTGACTTCTATCACCAGGAGAAAACGTTCCATCCTAAGAAGGGAACTATTGTTATGTGGCCTGCTACGTACACCCACATGCACCGTGGTGCTTTCTTGACTGGCGAACAGTCTAAGTACATTGCCACTGGTTGGTTTATCAGGGAACCTGGTAACGTGACTGAGCGTACTATCAGTGAGGCAATGGGTCAGCAACAGCAAGCACGGGAGAACCTGAATTGATATTCTATACTTGTATTACAAACGACTACGACTGGGTTCCTGATGCATACTATGACCCCAGTTGTAGGTATGTTTGTTTTCATGATGGATCAATTGAAACTCAGAAAGCACCCTGGGAGTACGTTCTTCTAGAAGAAACTGAAGAGTGCTTCGTAAGAAAATCTTATCACCCAAAACACTTGCCCCATCATTACTTTGATGAGGGTGAGTTTACGGTATGGATAGACGCCTCCTATCCTATTACGAAAGAGTTTGTAGAGTTCTCTAAAAAGATGGAGGAGTTTGACTTTACGATTCAGATTCATCCTGACGAAAGAACTCTGTTCGCAGAGTTCAATAAGTTATGCACCTATGGTTTCTCTGATAGTTCTGAGATCATAGAGATGGCAAAACTGATGCACTCTAGAGGATACCGTGGTGAATATTATAAGCAGACTATCAACTGTGTTCTGTGGAGGAGACTGACTCCTGAGGTAATCAAGTGGTGTAATACCTGGCGTGACTGGTACATGGGTGGTGTGAACAGAGATCAGATCTCTAGTTCTATGGCAGAGTATCTGGTGCCTGAGTGTAAGATCAATAGGATTCCCTTACAGATAGATCTGAGCAACAGTGGTAGGAAGAAAGAATACATTCAATCATATCCTATTACCAAACCAAAGAACAAAGACATCGTTGATTTGCAGAACAGTCTGCACCAGATCTTTGGGTTCAAAGATCTCGTAAAGAATATCATCGACAAGACTGTTGACAACATCCCACATGAGTATGGCGATTCTGTAAAAGATCTGGTTGTCTTTACTTGCGTCACTAATAACTACGACGAGTTCCCTGAAGACAGTTACTATGATCCTGACGTTAGGTATGTGTGTTTCCATGATGGGAAGATGGATACC